AAAGCAAAATCTGGACTGGTGCTACTGCTAACGCTGGTGAGTTCAACGGATTCCAAACCCTGCTTGCTGCCGATACGACTGTAATTGACGTGACCGCTGCTACTGGTGGTGTTACGGCTGCTAACGTAATCACGGAGATGGGTAAGGTTCTTGATGCTGCTCCTAACGCAGTATACGGCAAGGATGACCTGTACCTGTACGTACCGACCAATGTTTACAAGGCTTACGTTCGTGCGCTCGGTGGCTTCGCTGCTTCAGGTGTAGGTGCTAACGGTGTAAACAATCAAGGTACTTTGTGGTACGCTGGTCAAGACCTGTTCTTTGACGGAGTGCGTGTATTCCACGCTCCTGGCTTGGGAAGCAACAAGATGGTACTTGCTCAAAAGAGCAACCTGTACTTCGGAACTGGCCTGTTGTCAGACCACAACGAGGTGAAGGTTCTTGATATGGCTGACCTTGACGGCTCAAAGAACGTGCGTTTTGTGATGCGCTTCACGGCTGGTGTACAGGTAGGCTTCGGTGCTGACGTTGTTTACTACGCCTAATCCGCTGACTGATTAACCATAGGGGGGTGGTGGTTTCAAAGCCCCATCCCCTTTTTTAATTCTATAACACAAAATGGCTTGTACTTTAACTCTGGGGCGCATTGAGCCTTGTAAAGACCAAGTAGGCGGATTGAATGCCGTTTACTTCATCAACTCTATTGACCTCAACGCTATCAGCTACGATACGGCTGATACGGATGTCATTGACCAGCTTGCTACGGCTGCGGTTTCTGCTTACTGCTACGACCTCAAGGGTACGTCAAACTTTGAGCAGGCTATCAACTCAAGCCGTGACAACGGCACGACCTTCTTTGAGCAGGTTCTGAACATCGTGCTGAAGAAGCAAGATGCGGACACCCACAAGGAAGTGAAGCTCCTGTCTTGGGCAAAGCCTGTAGTTGTCGTAGAGGATAACAACGGTAACGCTTGGGTAATGGGCTTGGAACACGGAGCAGAGGTAACTGGTGGCTCTATCGTAACGGGTGCTGCCTTCGGTGACCTGACTGGCTACAACATCACGTTGACTGGACAAGAGCGTGTACCTGCAAACTTCTTGCTGGGTGCAGTACCTAACAATCCGTTCGCTGGACTTTCTAGTACGAAGCCTACGATTGTACGGGGTTAATGCTTATATTTGTCTTGTACTACTGAACGGAGTAGGACAAATGGATGGGATAAGGGGGGCTTCGGCCTCCCTTTTCTTTTGACACTTACCCCACTTTGTGGTCACTTGGGGTTATTTAGATATGATATTCCTGTCATACAACGCCCAACAGAGCATCACTTTGCCCATCCGCAACTGGAAGTACGGCAATGATGACCTAACAAACTACAGTGACTACTGGCGAATCCAAGCCAAGTTCATCAACAAAGACACCCGTGAGGTCATCACATACACGCTCGTTGCGCCTACGTTTGATGAGGACACCCGTGAGCTTACGTTCACCTACAACTCCGCAAACCTTGATGCGGAAGTGCCGTATGTTATGCGCCTTGAAGACCAACGCTACGCAGCAGGAGTCGCAAACCAATACGAAGACCGAGTTATTGCAGATGCAGGAACGATAGAATCACTATCTTGCGTGACAACTGCGCTCACCGAATTGGGTGCAGATGATGCAAAGGTGCTGGCGATTGACAAGATTTATATGCTGCCGAGTGGTGATACCATCAGCACATACCAGCCCGTGCTTGACACCACCGAAAAAACAATGAATAACGATTTTGTTATATATGGCGAGTAACATCAAACTCATCAATCTGGCTTCGTACACAAGCCCGAAAATCAGCGAAAGCCCACGCTTAAGCTGGGTGGAATATGGCGATGACAACAACTACTTTGAGTATTTGATTGACCGCTTCAACGGAAGCCCCACCAACAACGCAGTAATTGCTGGCGTGGTGGATATGATTTACGGCAAGGGAGTAAACGCAACCAACGCAGCCGACAACGCTGCTGGCTTTATGGAGCTTCGCAGGCTCATCACCCCAGAGCAGCTCAAGCGTGTTGTCAATGACTTCTATATGCTCGGTAACGCTGCCTTTCAGGTGGTGTATACGGCTGACAAGAGCAAGATTGCAGAGGTGTACCATATGCCTGTTGAAACCTTGCGTGCAGAGAAGTGCAACGATGAAGGCGAGATTGAAGCCTACTACTACGCATACGACTGGAGCAAGGTGCGCAACAAGAGCCAAGCGGAGCGCATTCCTGCGTTCGGCTACGGAGCAGCAGGTGAGAAGATTGAAATCCTCTACATCCGCCCATACCGCAGCGGCTCGTACTACTACTCACCTGTGGACTATCAAGGTGGCCTGCCTTACGCAGAGCTGGAGGAGGAGATTGCCAACTACCATATCAACAACATCAAGAACGGACTTGCTCCGTCAATGATTATTAACTTCAACAACGGCATTCCACCGCAGGAGGAGCAGGACAACATTGACTTTGCCATTCGCCAGAAGTGGAGCGGCACGAACAACGCAGGCAAGTACATCCTTGCGTTCAACGATGATTCGCAGAAGGCAGCTACGATTGAGCCTGTAACCCTATCGGAAGCCCACCTGCAGTACGAGTTCTTGAGCCGTGAGTCTTCGCAGAAGATTATGGTTGCGCATCGTGTTACCTCGCCCATGCTTTTCGGCATCAAGGATAACACCGGCTTGGGCAACAATGCCGAAGAAATCAAGAATGCGTTTCAGTTGATGGACAACGTAGTGGTACGCCCCAAGCAGGAAGAAATCCTCAAGGGCGTTGACAAGCTGCTTGCCTACAACAAGGTGAACCTTGACCTGTACTTTGAAACGCTTACGCCTATTGAGTTCACGGATATTGACGTTGTTGATGCAGCAACAGTCCAAGAGGAAACGGGAGTTGACGTAGCCGAAGCGGTAACGCCACAGGCACAGGAGGAACTCATCCAGAAGGAGGCATCGTACAATGGTGCGCAGATTGCCAGCTCGCTGGACATCATGCGTGCCGTACAGGAGGGCGTTCTATCGCAAGACCAAGCCATCACGTTCCTTGTGCAGATGCTTCAGTTTGACCCAGAGGTCGCACGGGCATTGTTTGCTGGTAACTCATCATCTGTAATTACGCAGATGAAGTCGCAGAAAGGAGGAGGGGATAGCCGCCCTTTTCTGAAGGAGGAGCTTGCTGCTGAAATCGTAGCCAAGCTCCAAGAGATTGGAGAATCGGAGGAGGACTTGCTCAAGGACTTTGAGCTTGTTGATGCGGAGCTTGTTGATGATGAGGAGGCCGAGTACGATGTAGAAGCGTACCTGAACTCACGCATTGAGCTTGCTGCGCAGGACAAGAGCGAGCAAGATACGGAGCGTTACAAGGTGCGTTACTTCTACACAAAGGGCGTTAAGGCCAGCCCCAAAGGCACAAGCCGTGTTCTTTGCTCTACGCTGATGAACGCAGCCCGTGTGTACCGCAAGGAGGACATTGAGGCGTTAAGCTCTAACGGAGGCGCAGAGGCACAAGGCAAGCCATATAGCGTATGGTTGTACAAAGGCGGAGCCAACTGCTACCATCGCTGGGAGCGCAGGGTCTATCGCAAGAAGCTAACGAAGGATGGCAAGATTTGGGGAGGCGGAACGCTGAACGGAACCGACATCATCAACGTAAACGAAGCGGTACGGCAGGGATTCAAGCTGCCAAAGAACGCCAAAGAGGTAGCCATTGCACCCATTGCTTCGGACTACGGAGGCTATACTGCCGAATACGCTCAAGAGCATGGCATTCCAAAATCTCGCAACATCCGGTAGTTAAGGTTTATTAGTTATGGCATACGCCCTTTTTGTATCACCAGACGACATCGTAAAGCGCACGGGTATTTCCGGCAACGTAGACCGTGACCAGATGGTGCAGTTTATTAAGACCGCACAGGACATCCACATCCAAGCCCTGCTGGGTACTGCCCTGTACGACAAGCTAAAGAACGATGTGCTGGCAAACACCCTATCGGGCAACTACCTCACCTTGATGACCGAGTACGTTCAAGACGTGCTGGTTCACTACACGATGGTAGAGCTGATGCCGTTTCTTGCTTACAAGTTGAGCAACGGGGGTGTATTTAAGAAGCAGAGCGAGAACTCGGAAGGCATTGACAAAAGTGAGCTGGAGTACCTCATCCAAAAGGAGCGAGATACGGCAGAACACTACGGAAGACGTTTGGTCAGCTACCTGACCTTCTACGGAAGTTTAACCCCAGAGTACTACGCCAATCAGAATGGCGAGATGTACCCAACAGACGGACAATCATTTCACGGATGGTATCTATGAAGTACGGAGTAAAGCGGGAGAATATCCAGAAGCTGAAGTTGTTTTTAAGTAAAGCGAAAAAGAAGTGAGTAATCTGATTGGGTGGGGTATTGTCTATTGTTCCTCTTGGTTTGGTCAAGTGGATGAGACCACTTTGTCCATCCAGAACGAGTCAGCACCCCCATGCTTTGCCCCTGTTAACGAAATCGCTGATGAGTTCGTTGACCGAGTTACTGCTGATGGTGGTGTTGTAGAAGGCTACGATTGCTTGGTAGGGGCATTGCAGGACTTGGGTGAGGACACCTACTACGATATTTTTGATACTTACATCCAGCGTATGACCGATGACGGAGCAACATTGGAGGGAGAAGAATGCTTGATTGACCAACTATTTATTTTGAACTGATATGAGTTTTTTTGACCAAAGTTCATTGTGCCTGATTCCTTCAGGTTACAAAGACCAAAAATTGTATGCCGTCAAACCATTAGACGGTTCGGGAGACCTTACGTTCAGCCGTGCCTCAAGTGCAACCCGTGTTGCAAGTAATGGCCTTATTGAGAAGGTGCGAACGAATGTTGTTACCTACTCGGAGGCTTTTGATAATGCTGCTTGGAATAAAGGCAATTTGAGTGTATCTGCAAATAGTATTGCCAATCCAATAGATGGAGCAACTACCGCAGATACTATTGTTGAGGCCGCAACAACTGGAACCCACTACCTTTATCAATCTCCAAGTTTAACGGGTGAGTTTACTTATTCAGTTTACGCAAAGGCAAAAGAGCGTGACCATATTGTAATTGCTGGTTCAATCAATACAACAACTTTTTATAGTGCGTTATTTGATTTGACAAATGGTTTGGTTGAACAACAAGAAAAAGGTTCATCTAATACATTAAACGCAGCTATTGTTGCGATAGGTTCGGGATGGTATCGTTGTTCCGTTACTATTACATCAGCAACGGCAATTCCTTTTGTTATTTGGACAAGTGATGGTTCTGCGCTTTCACCCACGTATTACGAGCCATCGTATGCTGGTAATGGAACAAGTGGGGTATATGTTTTTGGCGCACAAGCGGAAAGCGGAGTAGCAACAGACTACATCGCCACCACCAGCGCAGCAGTAAGCGTTGGCCCTGTTAGTGGGTTACCCCGTTTGGACTACTTGAATAGTACTTGTCCTCGTCTGTTGCTTGAACCCCAGCGGACAAACTTGCTTACCTATTCGGAGCAGTTTGATAATGCGGCTTATGCATTAAATAACGCAACTATCACCGCTAATAGCGTAGTATCTCCAGACGGATATACGAACGCAGATACCTATACTGCAACTGGAGGAGGAAACTACATAAATGGTGTTGCAACATCTGCGGGTTCTAATACTATTACCTATTCAGTTTTTGCAAAAGCTGGAACGCAAAACGTTTTCCGCATTCGTGAGGCTAACTATTTTGGAAGTGCTACCATCTTCAACCTTTCTACTGGAACGGTAACAAGCGGAACGGGAACGATTACAAGCTACGGCAACGGATGGTATCGATGCACACACACCCAAGCTTATGGGGCAGGGCAAACTTTTGTAAGCGTAATTTTTGATACTACGGCATCAAGCGGAACTTTCTACCTATACGGAGCGCAGTTTGAAGTCGGAGCCTACGCCACCTCGTACATCCCCACATTGGGAACGAGCGTTACAAGGGTTGCGGATGCTGCTTCTAAGTCAAGCATTAACGCTCTAATTGGTGGAACCAGCGGTACTGTTTTCTTTGAGATTAAGACCAACAAAACGCTTACCTCAACCAACTTTAAGCAGTTTTTTTACTATACTGACGCTTCAGCATCTCAAGCGTATATGTACTTAAATGGTTCAAATTACATCGTTACAAATACAAGTTTAGGTAATTTTACTGGCAGTTTGCAATTCCAAGCAGACACTACCTATAAGGTGGCTATTGCATACGCTACGAATGACTTTAAACTTTACATTAATGGTGTAGAGCGAGGAAGCAGCACAAGCGGAACGCCTATAAATGCGGTAAATCTTCTTTCGTTGGGTTCTTATACTGGTTCTGCGGAATTTAACGAGTTTGTGTTCTCGCAATATATTCACTTCCCGACCCGTTTGTCAAATAGCGACCTCGCTGCCTTAACTGCCTAACCTATGAAATTCCTAAAATACGAGTTCACGCCCACGCAATGGGCTACGGCTAAAGCCAAGATTGAAACAACGGGTACTGACCCCGAAGGCGAAACCTACACCACTTGGAACTCCGAGCTGGTTACGGCAGTAGTTGAGTTGGGCTACCTATGCACCGAATGGGGTACGGATGAGGAGGGCAACCAAGTTTGCTTGAAGACCTCACCGAAGTACGCAGTAGATATCCTGTGGACAGGTGAGCCTCTTGCTACGTCTTTTGCCTCTTACGTTGTATGGCCTGCTCCTTGTGGTGTGCATATCATCGCAGGATGGGAGCAAGCATACGCAGAGGAATACTGCAAGGCTAACCCCGAAGCAGCATACTGCCAACCTCCTGTACCTCCTGTTGAGCAATGACACGAGAATCTGCTGATTCGGTAATCACGTCTTGGTCTTTGACAGGCGCAGGACTGCTTGTTGGCTACGTTCATCAGGCACTTGGTCTTTTGGTTCTGGTTGCCTCTCTTGCCTACACTTTGTGGAAGTGGCGCAGGGATTGGCTAAAGGAGAAGAATCGTGCTAATTGAGCGACTCTTTAAGAATCCCAAGACCACCATCTTGGGACTTCTTATTATTGGGCTATGCTTTGTTCTGGTGTTCTACCAGCGAGCTACTCTTACGG